ACGAAATGTTTGACGGGAAGTGGCCCGCAGTCAGCATCAGATCAGGAGCAGCAGGAGCAGCCAAAGACATCAAAGCCAGTCTCGAATGGCTAGAGACCTTTGACCACGTAGTCATCTGCTTTGACAACGACAAGGCAGGACAGGAGAGTGCTAAGTCAGTGCTTAATCTGTTCACCCCCAACAAGGCCAAGAACGTCACGCTACCTATGAAGGATGCAGGTGATATGCTCGTGGCTCGTAAGGTGTCTGACTTTGTAAAGGAGTGGTGGAATGCCAAGGCGTATCAGCCTGACGGTATCATAGCAGGCAATGAGACATGGGACATGATCATCAAGCAGTCTGATGTCAAGTCTATAGACTACCCTTGGTCATGCCTCAACGAGTACACTCACGGCTTTAGACGCAAGGAGCTAGTCACTATCACATCTGGGTCAGGCATGGGCAAGTCGCAGATAGTCAGGGAGCTAGAGCATTACCTCTTGGGTGCTACTGAGGACAACATAGGTATCCTAGCGTTGGAGGAAGACATACCTAAGACAGCACTAGGTATCATGTCAATAGAAGCCAACAAGCAATTACACCTTGACAAGACAGTGACACAGGAAGAGAAAAAAGGATACTGGGACAGGACGTTAGGATCAGGACGTATCTTTATGTTTGATCACTGGGGTAGCACAAGCGAGGACAACCTGTTAGGCCGCATACGTTACATGGCTAAAGGCTTGGACTGCAAGTGGATTATCCTAGATCACCTGAGTATTGTTGTCAGCGATCAGGACAATGGTGATGAGCGTAAGGCTATCGACAGCATCATGACTAACCTACGCAAGCTAGTGCAGGAGACAGGTGTAGGACTATTCCTAGTGTCACACCTACGCAGACCTAGCGGCTCCAAGGCACACGAAGATGGTGGTAAGATTAGCTTGGGTGAACTGCGGGGCAGCGCATCTATCGCACAGCTTAGTGATATTGTTATTGGTTTAGAGCGTGACCAACAACATGCTGACCCTACTACACGCAACACAACCTGTGTCCGTGTGTTAAAAAATAGGTTCGTGGGGTTGACAGGGCCTGCCTGTTACCTGTATTATGATAAGGAGTCTGGTCGAATGATAGAAACCAGTTGTCCTACCGGAGATGAAGCGGAGTTTTAAAATGGCTAATAGAGTTGGACAGTATTATATCTCAGAGACAGATATAGCAGACCCTGTTATTATTGACGAAACAATTAACGAACTTGAGAGGCTAGGTAAGACTAAAGTTTATCCTTATGGGGCAGGACAGGTGTGCTTTCATCATAGAAAGTGTTACTTTTTTATATCACCACATACGATGAGATGGGCGCCAAGACACAAAGCTAATCAGAAATGGTATCGGGGCTATAATAACATAGCTGAGATTTTAGATTCTATTAATGGGTGGTGTGATTATAGAGATAGAAAACAGCAGGTGATTTAATGAGACAGTTTGTGTTTGACATAGAAGCCAATGGGTTTAACCCAGACACAGTATTTTGTGTATGCATCCATGAGATAAAGAATGATGATAACATTTACGAGATACATCAGGAGTGTCTCAAGAGAGGTAGGTTTCAGGAGTGGTTAGATGCAGAGGGAGAATGCGAACTGATAGGACACAACATCATAGGTTATGACATACCTGTATTAGAGAAACTGTTGGGTGCAGACTTTAGCAAGTGTAAGATCACCGACACTCTAGTCATGTCAAGATTAGCCAACCCATCACGCGAAGGTGGACACTCACTGGAGAAATGGGGCAACACACTGGGGCAACCCAAGGGAGACTTCAATGATTTTACTACGTATTCAAGAGAGATGGTGGAGTATTGTAAGCAAGACGTTAGGGTTAATGTGTTGGTGTACAAGAGGTTACTTCTTGAGCTTGCAGATTTTGGAAGTGAAAGCATTGAACTTGAGCATCAAGTACAGAATATTATTAATACTCAGATCAAAAAAGGTTGGCTTTTAGATCAAGAGAAGTCATTCATATTATTAGCGGAACTGAAGGAGAAGAAGTATGAGCTTGAAGACAAGGTACATGAAACTTTTACACCACTACCGACATTTATCAAACAAGTTACACCAAAGATTAAGAAAGATGGTACGTTCTCTATCGTCGGACTCAAGTTCCTAGGCGATCACTGGGTCACAGCGCAAGCACCATTCAGCCGCATTGATTGGCCCGTGTTTAACCTAGGCTCACGACAGCAGATAGGCAGACACCTAGAGTACTTCGGTTGGAAACCTAAGACATTCACTGAGACAGGACAGGCCATCGTAGACGAGGCGGTGCTGAAGGAAGTGAAAGGAATACCAGAGGCTACACTGATAGGCGAGTACCTGATGATCCAAAAGCGTATCGCGCAGGTACAGAGTTGGTTAGAGGCAGTCAAGCCTGACGGCAGGGTACATGGGTACGTAAACCCTAATGGTGCTGTGACCGGACGCATGACACACTCTAGTCCTAACATGGGGCAGGTCCCTGCGGTCTACTCACCTTATGGAAAGCAGTGTCGTGATGTGTGGATAGTACCAGAGGGTTACAAGCTAGTGGGCATGGATGCTTCAGGTCTTGAGCTTAGAATGTTAGCACACTATATGAATGACGAGGGATACACTAATGAAATACTCACGGGAGATATACACACAGCAAATCAGTTGGCTGCGGGCCTTGAAACTAGAGATCAGTCGAAAACTTTCATCTACGCTTTTCTTTATGGTGCCGGAGATGCCAAGATCGGAAGTATCGTTGGAGGAACTAGGCGTGATGGTAAGAGACTTAAAGATGCATTCCTATCGAACACGCCTGCTCTTGGAAAGCTACGAGAACGAGTTGGACTGGCGGCTTCAAGAGGCTATGTTTATGGACTGGATAGGAGAAGGGTGTCCATACGATCAGAACACGCGGCATTGAATAGCCTCCTCCAATCAGCAGGTGCAATCGTTATGAAGAAAGCACTGTGTTTGTTGGAGGAGTACGCTACGATATGGGGCATTGACTATAACTTTATAGGAAACATTCACGATGAAATCCAGACAGAAGTTAGACAAGAGAAAGCAGAGGTTTTCGGAAGACTCGCTACTAGTTGCATCCAAGCAGCAGGAACTTTTTACAACCTCAACTGTCCCCTCGCAGGCGACTACAAAGTTGGCAATAGTTGGGCAGATACCCACTGATAAGACTTGTATAAGCTGCGCTGTACCTTTGACAAAAGATAACTGGTGGCCTTCCTTTGTAATGAAGAAGCACTACAAGTGTATGGGTTGTTACGACATACGTAGGACAGAGAACAGTATTAAGAGAGGCAACAGATCACCTAGTCTACTGGCTAAACTTTTCGGGCTTAAAACCAAAGATGTTTATGACCAAGTAACGGAAGGCTCAGTGTATGTGATAGCTAACGTAGCTTGGGGCGGTTGGGTTAAGGTGGGCATGGCTATTGATGCACAGGACAGGCTAAAGAGTTACCAAACCTCTTCCCCTTTCAGAGATTATGTGTTATACTATAGTTATACTACAGACAATAGAAGGAAGTCTGAAGCTGAAGCACACAGACTGTTGGAACAGAAGTATGAGAGAAGGAACGAGTGGTTCCTTTGTACACCTAGCCAAGCGGTAGAGGTTTTAAATGGACAAGACAACGGATAACGTGGTTGCCGATATCTATGCACTGATGGAAAGCAAGGACGCTGACCCATCAGTAGACGTAGAGGCAGAGATAGAGAGGTTTGGGGAAGGAGTCAAGGCTCTCATGCGTACAGAGTTTGGTCGGAAGAAGCGAGAGGATAACCGGAGGCTACGCCTCAGTAACATCGGCCGCACTGACAAGTACTTGTGGAATCACTTCAATGGGACTGACGGTGAAGAGTTACAGCCACATACCTACGTCAAGTTTATGTATGGTCACTTGATTGAAGAGATGTTGTTGTTCCTCACACGCATGGCAGGACACAGCGTGACTGACGAACAGAAGGTGTGCAAGGTAGACGGTATCGTAGGACACATGGACTGTAAGATTGACGGTGTTGTTACTGATGTCAAGTCAGCAAGTAGCTTTGGGTTCAAGAAGTTTAAGGAAGGCACGTTAGCCTTTGATGATCCGTTCGGTTACATTGATCAGATCAAAGCATACGCTTACTCAGAGGGTGCAACAGAGTTCGGTTGGCTAGCAATGGACAAGGCCAACGGACACCTGACCTACCTTAAGTATGACCTAAATGACACAGAAGCACCAGTGTATGACATATTAAAACAACCCATTACTGAGAGGGTGGCCCATGTAAAAAAGCTAGTAGAGCAGCTAGAACCGGACGCGCTGTGTTATCAACCCGTACCGGACGGCAAGTCAGGAAACTTAAAGCTTGCTATTGGTTGCTCGTACTGTCAATTCAAAGACCATTGCTACCCAGATTTAAGAGTCTTCAACT